TTTTTTATTAAGGATTATTATGGAAATTTATCTACTATCTTTAGGTTTTATAGCCGCAAATTCGTATTTCATGTTCAAAGCAGGCGAAAAAGCAGGAAAATTCACCGGAATGATAAGTATTGTTCAGTTCTTTAAGCAAAAAAACGTTCTTAAAGATAAAAATGATATACAAGGGTTTAAAAGTTGGCCTTTAGCAATACAGATGTTATATGCTAATCCAGACCCGGAAATATTTGAAGACTGAGACAACACACATGCCAAGAAAAAAGAAAGAAAGAAGTATATACGTTACAAAAGAGCCTGAATGGAATAAATTTAGAGCTCTTACTGATACAGAAGAACAAGCAAAAGCATTTCATAGTTGTGAGTACTTTGTTAGGACTGAGATACCTAAAAAGAAACTTTGTGCTTCTGTTAGAAATTGGGTTAAGGAAACATCGGGCTGGACTAAGGAAGAGCAAAAAATTGTTCTAGCAAATCCAGACTGGGCCTTCGCCGCAACAGGAATTTCTACATACGTTGAATATAAATTAGGATATATGCCTGAAAGCATTTCAAAACATCTTTGGAAAAGAAAAGAAGAATGGATTACACGTGGTAAAGAAGTTTTATTAGAAAAAAAGGAAGCAATTAAAGATAAAAAAGTTATTAGTATTCAGGAAAGAATGAAAATGCAAGTTGAACACCTTTGTGCAGAATGGGAGTATCAATTAGACTGTCTTACCGATGGTAGTAAAACTTTAACAGAGTTTGAGCCATATAAGGATTTAGTTTCTTATAGACCTGAAATAAAGGCCGCTCATGCAAAACTTATAAAAGACGATTTTGAATATGCATATAATGAAGCATTAGAAGTTAAAGAGTGGAACGATCCAGATATTAAAGAAGGCTACGGTCATTTTACACCTAAAATGCGTAAAGAGTATTTAGAGTTTTTTGAAAAAATTAATACTGCATGTGAAACTATCATACAAACAAAAGCAACTACAAGAAAAGCTCGTAAGCCTAGAGCCAGAAGTAAAGATTCAATTATTAAAAAACTAAAATATCAGATTAATGATAGTGAATTAGGCATAGCAAGTATCCATCCTACAGAAATTGTAAATGCAAATGAAATTTGGATATACAATACTAAAACAAGAAAGTTAGGAGTATATCATGCTCATACTAAAGATCCCAGATCAATGAATAGACCAGGCTCTGGCTTAATGGTTAAGGGTACAACTATACTAGATTATGATAAAGAAACTAGTATACAAAAAACTTTAAGGAAACCCAAAGAGCAAATTAGTAATTGGACTGGAAAAGCAAAAACTAAGTTTACAAAATCCTTTGACGAGCTCACTACAACCGGTATCAAAATGAATGGTAGAATAAACGAAAATACTATCATTCTTAAGGCATTTTAATTCGGAAAACGATAAATAGTACTATGGCAATAGATACAATAGGATATAGTAGTAGAGAAGATCTCATACGTGAGTTACAACTTCGTTTGGCTGATGGCATAGTAGACGTTGAGTTGGACAGAGAACACTACGACATAGCAATTAACAAAGCTCTAAGTACATATAGACAGTTAAGTGCTGGTAGTGTTGAAGAGAGTATTATCTTTATCGAAACTGTTGACGGGCAAACTGACTACACTTTACCAGATGAAGTAATGGAAGTTAGGCGTATATATCGTAGAGGTATAGGAACTAATAGTGGTGGCGGTACCAACTTTGATCCGTTTGATGTAGCATTTAACAATATGTATATGTTACAAGCAGGACAAATAGGTGGACTAGCAGTATTTGATGCATTTGCACAATACAAAGAAACTATTGGCCGTGTCTTTGGTAGTGAGTATAATTTTATTTGGAATAGAAATACTAAAAATTTAAAAATTATGCGTAACATCAGACACGAAGAAGATATTGCTGTAGGTGTTTACAACTTTATACCTGAAAGTATCTTGCTTAAAGATGTAGGAGCCAATCCTTGGTTAGCCGCATACTCACTTGCACAATCTAAACTTATGTTAGGAGAAGCAAGAAGTAAATACACATCAGGATTACCTGGGGCCGGTGGAGCCATTACACTTAATGGTGACGCTCTAAAGGCAGAAGGACAAGGCGAAGTTGAGTCGTTAAGAGAACGACTACATAACTATGAAGAAGGCAATACCCCTCTAGGATTTGTGATAGGCTAATGCTAATAGGAATAACCGGTTTTATAGGCAGTGGCAAAGATACAGTAGCCAATATGTTTGTAGAACGTGGTTGTGTTCATGACAGTTTTGCCGCTCCCCTTAAAGATTTATGTTCCAGCATTTTTGGTTGGGATCGATATATGCTGGAAGGTGATACAACAGAAAGCAGAGATTTCAGAGAAACACCTGATGTATTTTGGACTAAAAAATTAGGTGTGCCAAATTTTACTCCCAGACTAGCATTACAACTATTAGGTACAGAAGTACTTAGGAATCATTTTGACCAAGATATTTGGTTAAACAGTTTAGAATACAGAATAAGAAAACAAATAGAAGATACACCATGTACTGTTATAAGTGACGCCAGATTCAGAAATGAACTGGATTTAATTAAAAACATGGGTGGAGTTGTTATCTGGGTACAACGTGGAGAACTTCCTGAATGGTTTGGAACAGCAAGTCAGGCACACGATAACGTTGTTAGTAGAAAGATAATGACAACCAAATACAGAGATGTTCATGAAAGTGAATGGAATTGGGCAGGCTACCCAGTTGATTACATTATTAAAAATAATGGAACCCTTGAAGATCTAGCCATGCAAGTAGAAGACATTAGAGACTGGAAAACAGGTGAGTTTAAGCAGACACTTAAATTAATATAATACAGCCTAATACAACCTAATATCCTTAAATACACTAAAATACGCAAATCTGATAAATACTATTACTATATTATTAGTACTAATATAAATTAAGGAGAACAACATGGCAACATTAATTAGCCCTGGTGTTAGTATAAGTGTATCAGACGAATCGTTTTACGCGGCCGCTGGTGCAGGATCAGTCCCATTAATTGTGATTGCAACTGCACAAGACAAAAAGGCCCCAGACGGAACATCTACAGCCGCATATACCACATCAGCAACAGCCGGTAAGTTGTATCAAATCACTTCACAAAGAGAATTACTACAGAACTTTGGTAATCCAGTCTTTAAAACAAGTGGTTCTACACCTTTACATGGTAATGAACAGAATGAATATGGTCTAATGGCCGCTTACAGTTTCTTAGGTATCGCAAACAGAGCCTATGTACTTAGAGCAGACATTGACCTCGACGAACTTTCAGCAAGTTCAACAGCACCTACAAAAGCACCAGCCAACGGAGCCTATTGGTTAGACACTAGTTTAACTTCATGGGGTCTTAAAAGGTATGAGAGCTCAGCATGGGTGTTAAAAACAGTTAAAAAACCTGGTGCGTCAGAAGTTGACGGCAATGGTGACCCAAAAGCGGCTTTCGGCGTAACGGGTGACTTTTGTGTATCTTACTACACTAGCACAGGTGCAACAAAGTCTACTATTGACTTTTACGAAAAAATAGCAAATGCATGGTACAAGATCGGTTCAAGTAATTGGTCAAGTGCTGTAAGTGGCTCAGCAGGTGATTTTCAGTTTGCAAGCCATTTAGCAATACCTACAACAAAATCAGGTGGTGGTGCTTTATCAACAGGTGATATTTTCTTACAAGAAACAACACCTAACAATGGTTCAAACATTGTTGTTAAAGAATATTCAACTACTACTAGTGCTTTTGCAGTAGAGAGTATTGTAGCAGAAGAAGATTCAAACGTTGTATATGCAAATACATATCCATCTCCAGCAGTTGGTGATTTATGGGCAGACGGCGGTTCAGAAGCATCATTTACATTGAAAAGACATAACGGAAGTGCTACACTTTCAGTTGCAAGTTCAAGTGCTGTAGCAGACGGACAAAACTTTACAGCACATGCTGGTAAAGTATCTATTAACGTCAGCATTAATGGTGCGGCAGATATTCCAGTTACATTTGCAGGTGCAGATGTGTCTTCAGTATCAGTAGATGATATAGTTGCAAGTATTAATGGGGCAACAGGATTTAGTGCCACAACAGCAGTTGCAAGTAATGTATCAGGTAAAGTTACAATTACAACGTCAGACGGTAAAGATATTGGTCTTGCGGCAGGTAATGTTTCAGGTTATACACCAGCAGACATTAATATTGCAGTAGGAACATACAGTAACTTTAAATCATTAAGTTATGAAGCATCTGACAACGCAATTACAGGACCAGCAGTACAAGGAACATTATGGTATGATAATAATGTTGCTAATACAAATATTGATTTACTATATCAAAATGCAGGTACATGGGCAACTTATTCAAATGACGCTCAGTTTAGTGCTTCAGCACCAACATTACAAAGTGATGGCGCAAGTAGTTTAGTAGACGGTGATATTTGGATCGATAGTAGCGATTTAGAAAACTTCCCTAAAATCTATAAGAGAGCAAGTTCTGTTTGGGTATTAGTAGATAATGCAGACCAAGTTACCAGCGATGGTATCTTATTTGGCGACTTTAGAGCAAGTTCAAGTGGTGCTTTGTTAAGTACTACTAATGGACTTCCTAATGCGGCATTATATCCTGTTAATATGTTAGCATGGAATAAAATGGCTTCAGTAGGTAATGTTAAGCAATACGACGCAACAAGCGGTTTATGGAAAGATTATTCAGGTAATAAAACTGATGGTTCACCATATATGCTGAGAAAAGCACAACGTAAAGTAGTTGTAAGAGCAATGCAATCACAACTAGTGGCTAACCAGGAAATCCTAAATGAGACAAACAGATTTAATATTTGTTCTACTCCAGGATATGCAGAATGTTTAGACGAAATGTTGGCTTTAAGTGTTAATAGAAAAGATACAGTATTTTGTGTTGCAGATGCTCCAATGAGATTATCAGCAGATGCTACAAGCACACAAAACTGGGCTACTAATGTCGGCAATGCGACAGAGAACGGAGAAGACGGACTTATTAGTGCATCTTCACAAGCGGCTGTTTACTACCCACATGGTTTATCAACAAACCTAGACGGTACAACAGTTATGGTTCCTGCTTCACATATGGCATTAAGAACTATTGCATTTAATGACTCAGTTGCTTTCCCTTGGTTTGCACCAGCAGGTTTCCAAAGAGGTGTTGTCAATAATGCAACGTCTACAGGTTACCTTGATGCAACTACTGGAGAATTCCAAGCAGTTAGTTTAAGTGAAGGACAAAGAGACAGTCTTTACCTTAACAAAATTAACCCAATTGGTAACTTCCCAGGAAGAGGAATTGCAGTATTTGGACAGAAAACACTCAACTCAGTATCAAGTGCATTGGACAGAGTTAATGTTTCAAGATTGGTTATTTACATCAGAGAACAACTTGATGATGCAGTAAAACCATTCTTGTTTGAACCAAATGATGAGGTTACAAGAGCAAATGCTAAAGTAGTTGTAGACAGATTGTTAGCTCAATTAGTACAACAACGTGGATTATTTGACTTTGTTACAGTTTGTGACACAACAAATAATACTGCGGCTAGAATCGATAGAAACGAACTATACATTGATATCGCTGTACAACCAGTGAAAGCAGTAGAGTTTATTTACATACCGATCAGAATCCAGAACACATTGGGTTCAACAGCATCATAAGTTTTTAAAACTTTTAAAAAGGGCAGTTTTACTGCCCTTTTTTTATGACTAAAAGGCTTGACAATATCACAAAATCTGCTATACTAGTTGTATATTAAATAAAAAGATGGGAGTCATTTATGCAATACAACATTTATCAAATCCAAGTTAGTAACGAAATTTCCGATTTTGTTAATTCTAATGACAGAGGACACACAGGTGCCGCTGAAAAATATCCGCTATATAATGCTAAAATGGAAACTTTACATGGCAGAGGCGATGACAGAAAAATTAACTTTAAAGCAGAGTTTTTCTCACACTATACAAAAGTATGTGAGGTAGATGGCAGATACAATGGTGTATCAAATGGTGATATGGATTATACTGTTAAAAGTAAAAATGAAGTATTTGCTATACTTAACCAACAATACTTAGATGAAGACACAATGGAAGATGTCGTGTTTGATAGTCATGTTAGTGGATTCACAATGAAGTCATTTGTAAGAGAAGGTAAAACTATTGAATACAGAAATATGCATTCACTATCAGTTGGTGACATTATTGCTGAAGTTCCACAAGTAGGTTATGAAGTAATGGAAGTTGCTGATATAGTTCCACAAACTAGATACTTTTTAGTTGAAAGTTATGGTTTTACAGACATTACTGCTATTATAGAGAGCGGAGACGTTGCTATAAACAGGATTAAAGAGTCGGCGTAGGGGAGAAAGAGCATTAAAAGGGCATTTAATTGCCCTTTTTTTATGACTTTATTAAAACACTTGTTAATTATTTTCTGCTAGAAATGATAAATATTTGCATATAATTTAGTTCTAGGAGAACAATATGGCAGTATCAAGTGCAACAAACGAAACCAAAAGTAAGTTTGGAGTTCCGGTAACGGGTGCAACTGGTTCCGGTATTTTAATGCCGAAACTGAAGTACAGATTTAGGGTTAGTTTTTTAAATAACTTTGGTGGAGCACCAGAGGCTAAAATATTGACACAAAACGTACAAAACGTTACTAGACCAAAAATTACTTATGAAGAAATAATTATTGATAGTTATAACTCAAGAAGTTACCTACAAGGTAAACATGCTTGGGAACAAATTACTGTAACAGTAAGGGACGATATAACTAACCAAGTAGCCAAGTCAGTTGGATCACAAGTCCAAAGACAGGTTAACCACTTCCAACAAACTACTCCAGCATCAGGTTCAGATTACAAATTTGACATGCAAATTGAAGTATTGGATGGTGTTAATGCAGGTGCTACAGAGGTTTGGTTCCTTGAAGGATGTTTTTTAACAAACGTAGACTACAGTGATGGCGACTATGCTACAGGCGAGCAAGTAACAGTTACTATGCAGGTACGTTACGATAACGCAACTCACTATGAAGGTGATAACGATATTAATGGCAGAACAGTAGCAGGAAACCCATTCCCAGAAACAGTAAGCACCGGTTCAACAATCGGAGTTTAACGGCTTAACTTGAGGTGGCTCTGGTATGAATTTTCTTAAATTTTTAGGTAAAAACACTAAAGATAAATTCTACGCCAGAGACTTCCGTAATAATTACAGATTTAGACCTGACGTCAATCCACCACGTATCAAATTTGAAGGATATGTGAACTTTGTTTTCAACAGAGATTTGGCGTCTTTTCTAGATATGGAAAATCATACATTTAAAACAAACATTTCTAGTTTAGTAAGAAGAGCAAAATTGCCTTCTGTAACATTTAAAAACATAGTAAAAAATCAATACAACAAAAAGAAAATTGTAACAACAGGAGTTGAGTATGCACCTGTAGAAATTGCTGTATTTGATACACTAAACAATGAATGGTTACAAGTATTGATGAGATATTTTTCTTATCTATATATGAATCCACGAAACAAAAATGCTACAGGCGATAGAGATATCAAAGTTAATACAGACTCTGCATTAGAAAATCCAAGTTCATCATTTGGTGGAACAAGTTTTAAAAGTGGAGAAGCAGGACTAAATTTACAACGAACAAAACAATTTTTTGAGCGTATAGATATAATTATGTATCACGGTGGAAAAGGTGTACAATATAGTATGACAAATCCACTTATTAATAGTTTTGATTTTGGTGATATAGATTATAGTAGTAATGAATTTGTAGAGTTTACAATACAATGTGATTATGAAAACTTTACTACATTTGATATTGCAAACTTTGATCTTTCTGGAGTAGATTTAGATAGATTTGAGAATGTAGTAGGACTTAATTTTGCTAGTGACGAAATACTTGTTAAACCATTGGGTATTATAGACGACGGAACAGATATGCAGTTCCTAGGAAATTCAGACGGTAAGTTTGGTACTAGAGGAAGAACATTACAACCACAAACTCCGGAAAAGAAAGAAGAAGCAAAACCACCAAAATCAGATGATGCGAGTAGTGAAGGCGACGAAACTAAGAAAAAGGCTGGCGGAACCAAGCCAACGCCTAGTACATATGATGCAATTGATTTACCATTGTCAACAGACCCAGATAAGAATCCAGGTAAATCATTATTAAGTACGGCTATTTTAGCCAAACTTACTGGAAATCATGTTGGAGATGCAGTACAAAACTATGTACTCAGTGTAGCAGAAAGAGAACTTACTAAAAAAGAGGCAAACATAGTAACTGCCCCTAAAAAGGGAGGTGAATAGTGTCAACATCTATATATAATACTTTTGGTAATGAAGTTTCGTATAAAGTTGTTAAAGATACTTTAGTTGCGTATATTGATAATGCAAGTGTAAAATTTCCATTACCAGAAGCAAGTTCAGAAATACTGGCAGAAATTGCCGCACCTAAAGATACACCAATAGATCCAAGTACACTTTCAGTTGTAGAAACAAAATTACAAGCAATAGGTTTTAAAAAATCTAATGCCAAAGCAATGGCAAGAGTTTTAATTAAAGTTGCAGAAGTACAAGGATTACATCCTACAACATATTTTGAAATGAATCAGGATTCGTTAAAATTGACTGTAGATGCTTATGCGGCCATAAATTCTTTTAGACCCGCAGGTAATAAAATAGATTTAAAATCCCCAACATTAAACTCACGTAGCAAAATATCAGCACTCATTAAGCCATAAATAGTACTATGGCAACTAAATTCGCAAAAGGCAAATACGAAATTGTAAACGGATCTAAATTTGTAGGTGGAAAATTACCTACCTATAGAAGTAGTTGGGAGTTAGCATTCATGAGAATGTGTGATAATCATCCCAATATTACAAAATGGGCAAGTGAAAATGTAAAGATACCTTACAGAAGTCCAGTAGATGGAAAGTATCACAACTATGTTCCAGACTTTATGGTGCAATACACAGATAAAGATGGTGCTCAACATGTTGAGCTTATCGAAATTAAGCCTGCTAATCAAACCACATTAGAAAATGCTAGGACTCAGGGCCAGCAAATACAAACACATCTAAACGCCGCTAAATGGACAGCGGCTCAAGAGTGGTGTAAACGTAAAGGTATTCGTTTTAAAGTAATAAACGAAGACCAAATATTTAGAAATAATAAACCTCGTAAGGCGAAGAAACGAGTTGCTAAAAAACGCAAGTAATAAATACTAATATGACAAGAAAACTTGAAGAAGAGTTCAACTTGCCTCCTATGGAGGAAGTTACAGATACGGAAAATGTTCCTACAGTAGCAGAAACTCAGGAAATTATTGAGGAAACACAAGGTGCCTTAAGTGTTAGTGAAAAAATTAACTTAGCATTCAAAGAAATCAGAGGTTTAGAGGATCACGAAGTTGAAATGAACGATATAGCCAAAAAGGCTATAAACAGTTATGAACAACTAATGAGTTTAGGTATGAATGTAAGTGACATGGCGGCTGGTAAAGTATTTGCAGAGGCAAGTAACATGTTAAAGATAGCCTTAGACGCCAGTGACGCCAAGACAAAAGCCAAGTTACAGCAAATAGATTTAATGCTCAAGAAAGCAAGAATCGATAAATTTGATAATAAAGGTACTGAAGCAGAGTCGGTTCAGGCTACAGTTTTTGATAGAAATGATTTACTCAAAATCATAAAAGGCGGAGGTGGAGACAGTTAATTTTGTCATATCTACCCATCTGCCTTCCTTAAAAACCACAAGATTACCATAATTATCTAAAGTATATTCGCCCTCTACAGGATTTTGTGGTTCTCTTACTAGTATGTTTGTATTGTTTGTCATGTTTTTATTTAGCAGAAAAAATCAGAAAGTGATAAATAAGTGTTATAACGGAGTTATTAATATGGAACTTAAAAATTACATAGCAGAATCATTAGACAAAGAACATGGTTACAGAATCAAGTTTGCCGCAGATTGCGGTGCAGACCATATGGATATGCTAGAAAAATGTTTAGCCAAATACAATTTAGTTAGTGCTACACCATTCAAGAGAACACCTATTGAAGAGAATCCAATGGAGTTTTACAGAGCTAAAGGTACAACATGTACTTCAGAAGTATGTAGTACAGATGTTATACTTAAATATCCAGTCAACGAAAGAATACTAGAAGTATGGTGTGCTGTAAATTTAGGTTTAGATCATGAAAGAGTATTAGCATATAATGTTAAAGACCCTAGAAGAATAGAGTCTGAAATGGCAGAAGAAAAAGCAAAAGCAGATGTTGAAAGACAGGTAAGCGAAGAAGATGCAGTACTTAATGATGAAGACCAAGCACATTACGAAAAGCAAAATGAAGAAATAGATTTTGCTAAATCACACTTTGGTGAAGAATATAATAAAGAATTCTTGAAAGCTCTTGAACAAATTAAAAAAGACAAAGGCGCAGATTACTTCCGTAGTTATCCAGACAAAGATCAGTTAATGGGTAAAGACTTAGAAGAACTTGGTGCTCAAATACACGGTATGCCTAACATGGGTAGAGGCACAGAGAGTCAAAAACAGGTTGCTAATCATAGCCAATCTCTCAAAGGTATAGTATAATGAATTTAAGGGACATGTTAGATAACATTTTGGAAGCACCTAATTATGATGATCCGAATATTGCAACTAAACCTGCGATTGTTCCTCAAGTCCCAAGTGCTCAGCATACAAGAACAAATAAAACTATTACAGGAAGAAGTGCTCAGGCAACAGAAATAACAACTGATAGGCTGAGAGGCAGTACAAATCCTGGAGTAAGAGATATAGTTAAAAAAGCAGATACGCTTGATAAACTATTAAACAATCCTAAAACTGCTAATTTAATTTCCTCAGAGATAGAAAAATTATCTCAAGAAAATGAAGTAGCAGAAACTGTAGATTTAAATGAATTAGCACCTTCATTAAATATGGAAGTTCCTATAAACGTTTTATCTAATGTAATGGGCGATGACACAGACGTTAATTTAATGAGACAAGCATTAAGACAGATTAACAACGAAAGAGGTATAAACAAAAGATTTATGCCTGCTCTAAAACAATTTTTATCACCATATCTAACAATTTTAAGCTCAGGCTTTACAGGGTATAATCAGATTATGGCCCTACAAAAAGCACTAGCACAACAAACTGGAGATCCTGTACAAGCAGAACTACCTGGCATGGAACCAGAAAATATGCCAGAACCTTCTGAAGAAGAAATACTACAGTATGGTAATGAAGTAAAAATGCCTACAGTAACTGATCAACAAAAACAAACGGTTGCTGATTTGCTTAAAAAGGCACAGGCTGGAGAATTAGCACAAGATCCAGAGGGTCAAGACAAAAAAGATCCTAGTAAGGCAAAGGAGAAAGTTAAAATGACGCAAAGTAAATATTCAGAAGAAGTAGACCAACTTAGACGTTTGTCAGAAATTGTGGAAGCAATGAGCGATGACATGCCATCAAAATCACAAGTAATGAAATGCTGTAAAGATGGAATGAGTGTTTCAGAAATTTGTAAAAAGTATCCAGATTGTGATCAAGACAAGTTAAAAGCAATGTGCAAAGACTGTAAAGAAGATTTAAAGCAAAAAGATCAAGTAGAAATGAGTGAAGCAATGAGCGATGCTTACGGCGAAGACCAAATGGTTGCTCCTGTAGAACTTAAACCAGACAGTCCAGAACAAGTTGAAGGCTCAGTAGAGTTTAAACAACATAAAAATACTGATAAAGGTTCTGTTAGTGTTGAAGCAAGTGGCGAAACAATGCAAGACTTAGCAGATGTACTTAAACTTGCAGGACTTACTTTACCACAAGACATGCATAAAGACGAACCAGAAGCACATGACGAACCAGAAGCACATGATGAACCAGAAGCAGAAATGCCATGTGATTCAGAAGAACCTAAAGATGATAAAGTAATGGTTGTGTCTCCAAAAGATGCAAGTTACTCTACAGACAAAGAAGTTTTAGTAAATTACCTCAAAGACAAACTTAAAAAAAGCATATCCTAAACCCTATACTATATAAATAGTAGTATGGCAAGAGGAACAGCAGACACCAGTCTGGTTAAACAAGGCTACAGTAAAGTAGCATATACACCAGATACTATAGAAGACTTTAAGAACTGTGCTAACGCAGAAACAGGTCCTCTGTATTTTATGGTAAATCATGTAAAAATACAACATCCTACAAAAGGCGGAATAGACTTTGACCCTTTTGAATATCAGTTAGAATTAATCCACAATTATAACAATTTCAGATACAGTATCAATATGCTGGGCAGACAGATGGGTAAAACTACTGTGGCGGCAGGATACTTATTATGGTATGCTATGTTTAGGCCAGATAGTACTATATTAGTTGCGGCTCATAAACAAGCAGGTGCCCAGGAAATTATGCAACGTATTCGTTATGCATACGAAAGTGTACCAGATCATATCAGAGCAGGTGTTACAGAGTACAATAAAGGTAGCATAAGTTTTGATAACGGTAGCAGAATAGTAGCAAGTACAACAACAGAAAACACTGGTAGGGGTATGTCACTTACTTTAGTTTACTTGGACGAGTTTGCTTTTGTGCCTCCCAGAATTGCTAGTGAATTTTGGACAGCATTATCTCCTACACTAGCAACAGGTGGTAAATGTATAATTACAAGTACGCCTAACAGTGACGAAGATACTTTTGCTATGATTTGGGGTCAAGCAAATAAATTATTTGACGCCCATGGAAACCAGCAGGAGTTGGGTGTAAACGGATTTAAGCCTATGTTAGCAACTTGGAATCAGCACCCAGATAGAGACCCTGTTTGGGCTACAGAAGAACGAGGCAGGATAGGAGAAGAACGTTTTAGACGTGAGCATGAATGTGAATTCATTATATATGATGAAACACTTATTGATCCACTTAAACTTGTAGATATGGAAGGTGTTGAGCCTAAAATTAAAATGGGTAATGTACGTTGGTATAAGCAACCTACACATGATAGTACATACCTAGTTACATTAGATCCAAGTAGTGGTACAGGTGGTGATAACTCAGCAATACAAGTATTAGAAGTTCCTAGTATGGAACAAGTTGCAGAATGGTATCATAATAAATCTCCTGTAGAAAAACAAATTAAAGTAATGTTGGAAATAATGCATTATGTAAAAGATCAAACAAATGGTTTATCACAGATATATTGGACTGTAGAGAATAATACAATTGGTGAAGCCGCCTTAGTTGTTATTAGAGATACTGGCGAAGAGACTTTCCCAGGAGATTTTTTACACGAGCCTAAACGCATACAAGGTAAAAAAGGCAGAAAAGGATATCATACTACTCATAAAAATAAAATGGAAGCCTGTTTACAATTAAAAAGATTAGTAGAGAGTAATAAATTACACTTAAAAAGTAAAGCACTTGTGAGTGAATTAAAAAACTTTGTTAGCTCTGGTAATAGTTTTAAAGCAAAACCTGGAGCAACAGATGACTTAGTTATGGCACTGGTTATAGCAATCAGAATGACAGAATACATAAGTCAATTTGAAGACGATGTTTATAATGCTGTAAATAGTAGTTTAAGTGTTGACCCTAATGACCCTAATGGATTTGAGGACGACACAGATTATCCTATGCCTATAGGTATCATATAATGGAAAAGAAAAAAACTGTAAACGAATTGCTGTTGGAAACTACAGCACTTAATAGTTTAGCATTATATGGAAAACAATGCCAAACGAATTACTATTTAGATCCAGACGATTTTTTAGATTGGGTATATAGTAAATTTAAATTTGTACAATACAATCCCAGAAAGGCAGTAAACAGAGCAGGATTAAGTATCACCAGTTTAGACGGTGGACTTAGTGGCATACCAGATTTAGATAGTTTAAGGGAATACAATCAGGAAAATAATACAGATTATAACGAAAAAGATTTTAAAACAAGGACTCCGGTTGCTGATTATCCACCATTAAAAGAAATACTAGACGTTTTTGGAGATAGTATTTTTAGAACACATATACTAAGACTAGATCCAGGAGGTTATTTTCCTCCACATAGAGATCATAATATACCGTTTGTAGATAGTTTTAGATTAATTGTTCCTTTACAATATGTAGATCCGCCTTATTTTAATTTTGTTATGGACGGAGAGATTACACACTGGAATACTGGCTTTGTTTACTTTACAGATACAACTAAATCACATTATTTGTTTAATGCTGGAGACTTGCAGAGTTACTGGATAGTAATAAATGTTGAAACAAGTGTGGAAAATGTACAAAAAGTTTTAAACAATCTTTCAGTAAGAGTATAAGATCAGATAAATAGACGTATGAACATTAAATTAGTGGCAGAAAAAACTTTTAACTTGCTTAAAGGATTCGGTTTTGAAGTAAGCAGTTATAATAAAGAAGGCGATTTAGTTATTGATCCTATGGAAGCAACTCGTTTTGCTTGTGAATCTCCTAACATTTTGGTCAGAATAGACCCTAATGATAAACATCTAAGTTTAAAAACAGGTACACCAGGAGAGGCTATAGAAAAAATTAGGCCTATGTTGAAAGAACTAGCACAAGATTATTTGTTAGATTTTGACTATTCTGTATTTGATAAGCAGATTAAACCAAAAGGTGAAAAAGTAGATGTTGCTAAAAAGAGTAAAGAGGAAATTCAAATGTCAGAAGATATGAATATTTTAAAAAAACTTGCAGGTCTAGAAGTAGATCAAGTTTCAGAAAATCCAGAACAGCAAGAGTTAGATTTAGACGGAACAGAGGCTATACTAAAAGTATTAAAAGTTAAAGTTGGTCATTTTATGCCTGACTTTAAAGCTCAGTTTTTAAAAGCATGGAGAGCAGAACAAGCCAAACCAACAGTACCTGCAGAAGGTCCTAGTGTAACGGCGGCGGCTATCCAAATGACCCAGGCTTTTAATAATGCAAGACTGTTACAAATGAAACAAGATACTATTGACCCTGCATTTACTACAGATGTTCCTAGTGATTACGAAGATGGACGACCTGGTGTAAGTAGAGAAAGCCTAGAACATGATTTAGACGAAGCAATAGAATTAGCAATATCATTATCAGAAAGACTTGAAACAATTAATGGAATGTTAGTACATACAGATGGTTCACCACTGAGCCAAGCAGAATGGAATCATAACAGAATGCAGGAACCAGGTGCAGAAATTTACTCACCAGAGGAAACTCCAAAACACTATAAAATTTATTTAGACAGAGTTGCTAAAAGTAAACCATCTATTATGGCACAAAAAGAAAGTGTAGGAGTTGCTCATCCGTATCTAAAAGATTTCCCTGGATGGTCCTGGTCAAAAAATTTAAAACCTAATATGGATGCACAAGATGGATTCAATGCTTTTGTAAAGGCAATAATAGACCACAGAGGAAACCAAGGTACAGGTGGATATACAGCAGACAATATAGCAAAAATGGATGTTGATACTGAGGGTAACCCTATAAAAGGAATTCATCACCAAGAGTTAGAAGCAACTTGGGGGAAAGGATTAGAAATGCATGGATGGACAATTTTAAATGGATTACTAAAGATGCAAGATGCATTTGAAGTACCAGCACCTAGGTCAAATATGGAAAGTGTTACAGAAGCAAGTTTAGGTAAAATGACTGGTAGCAGAAAATCCAGTTATCAACCTCTAACTGATAGTGTAAAAATTATTGTGAGACACAATAAAGATGTAAACGAAGAAGTTCGTGGTGCTAGAAGCAGAAACATCCACAGTATATTAATACAACGTGGAGAAGAGAAATTTAAAATGGCAGAAAACAATCTGTCAGCCGCAAGAGCAATGGCAAGACATTTGCATAATGGCGGAGAAACTTTTGATACAATAGGTGAAGCAATCACTGATATGTCTAAAGAGTTTGGAAAATTAAAAGAGTTTGTTAGTTATGTAAGAAAAGCAAACCTAGTTAATGAAGCAAATCAAGAGTTTGTAACATTAGCAATGGAAAATATTAACAACATCAAAACAACATTTAAGAGATTAAGTGGTGTTAAGTCATATGCAAACGCAGTAGAATCAGTTACTGATTATAATAATGTAGAACTACTACAAGATGATTTAGATTTAGAAAGTAAATTTACAGAAACGCATTTTGATGACAAGGTTGCCAATGTAATGGACAGCCTTAAAGCAATGACTAGCAGAAGAAACAGTTTTGAAAGTAAAATTACAAAAGCAATTGAGTTAGAATCATTTGCTGGTGTTAAAGATATGTTAGCAGAAGATGACTTAATGGAGTTTGAAACAATCCATCAACAATTAGGTCACAAAGTTAGCAGTTTAGGTAATTCAGCAAAAGACGAAACCCTAAGCAATTATTTACATGGCATTAGTAGTAAACTAAATGCTGGTGGACAACTTAACCAATTCGAGTATGGTGCAGTTAAAAGTTGTTTACTAAGTGCAGGTCAGCACAATGTACAAAGTGCTCCTATGACAGCATCAGAGTCATATGAAGCATTTATGGACCGTTTTGTAGACTAGATTAATAGTTTATAGATAAATAAATTTGTTGGAAAGATAAAGTAATTTAATTTTCCAATAGTTGCAAAAAGTACTTGACTTTTTTGCATCAAGGCATTATAATAATAAAACAGTTGTACCCCAAACACAGAAGGTACGACGAAACATGGCATAACAGGAGACAAACATGGCATCATTACAAGAAATAAGAGCTAAACTACAATCAATGGAATCCAAACCAGGCAGTAGTTCCCCAGCTCAAGGCGATAAAGCAATATACCCCTTTTGGAACATCGATGAAGGAACAAGTACCGTTTTAAGGTTCTTACCTGACTCAGATCCAAACAACACGTTCTTTTGGGTAGAACGACAAATGATCAGATTAACATTCCCAGGAATTGTTGGAGGCGATCAAAAGCCAACAACAGTACAAGTTCCTTGTATGGAAATGTTCTCTGGTGAAACATGTCCAGTACTAACTGAGGTAAGACCTTGGTTTAAAGATCCTTCACTAGAGGATATGGGACGTAAATATTGGAAAAAAAGAAGTTACATCTTCCAAGGATTTGTTAATGAAAATCCACTAAATGAAGAGAGTCCTGAAAATCCAGTAAGACGTTTTGTGATTGGACCACAAATATTTAACATTATAAAATCAGCACTCATGGATCCTGATATGGAAAACCTTCCAACAGACTATGTAGCAGGTACTGACTTTAGATTGGCTAAAACAACAAAAGGACAATATGCTGACTATAGTACTTCTAAATGGGCAAGAAAAGAAACTGCTCTAACAGAAGAAAACTTGGCGGCTATTGACACACATGGTTTACATAACTTAAATGACTTTCTTCCTTCAAAGCCAACACCAGAAGGTGTACAGGCGATTGCAGAAATGTTTGAAGCAAGTGTAAATGGTGAGTTATATGATCCTGCAAAATGGGGTCAGTTTTACAAACCCTATGGACTTGATGTTGGAACACAAACACAGGCAACTGTGGCTCCAGCTCAAACTGTACCAGCAACTCCAACAGCGAGTGTGGCTCCTGTAAGTGCTCCAGCACCAGCAGTAGCAGAAACAACTGCACCAGTAGTAGAGACTGCACCAGCACCAGCGGCTGAACCAGTAGCAACTGCACCAGCAGAAGGCGGAAAGAAGTCAGCAGATGATATTCTTAACATGATCAGAAACAGACAATCTAGTTAAGGAGATAACATGCAAAAACCTTTTGACTTAACAAAGTTCAGAACTGGACTGACCAAAAGCATAACAGGTATTAGTGCCGGCTTTCATGACCCAAGAGATTGGGTCAGCACTGGTAACAAAACACTTGATTACTTAATTAGTGGAGACTTCAATGGAGGTATTCCATTAGGTAAAGTAAGTGTGTTTGCAGGTGAATCAGGTTCTGGTAAATCATTTATATGTTCTGGAAACATTGTAAAAAATGCACAAGAAAAAGGATGTCAGGTAGTTTTATTTGACTCTGAAAATGCATTGGACGAGCAATGGCTACAGGCATTAGATGTAGACACAAGCCCAGAAAAACTATTAAAGATTAGTGTTTCAATGGTTGACGATGTTGCGAAAGCACTGAGTGAATTTATGAAAGACTACAAAGCAAACTATGGCGACATGGAGTATGATGACATGCCCAAGTTGTTGTTTGTAGTAGATAGTTTGGGAATGTTATTAACACCAACTGACGTAGCACAATTTGAGAAAGGTGATATGAAAGGTGATATGGGTAGAAAACCTAAGGCGTTAGCGTCTTTAGTTAGAAACACCGTTAACCAGATTGCACCATATCCAATTGGAATAGTAGCAACAAACCATACTTATGCATCACAAGATATGTTTGACCCTGACGATAAGATATCAGGCGGACAAGGCTTTATATATGCATCAAGTATTGTTGTAGCAATTAAAAAACTTAAACTAAAAGAGGACGAAGCAGGAAACAAAGTTTCTACAGTACAAGGTATAAGAGCCGCCTGTAAAGTAATGAAGTCTAGATACAGTAAACCTTTTGAAGGTGTGCAGATCAAGATTCCATACGAAACAGGAATGGATCCTTATAGTGGTATGTTAGAAATGCTAGAAGCAAAAGAAATTGTCACTAAAGTCGGCAACAAACTTTCTTATGTTTCTCCTGTAACAGGAGAAGAAATTAAAGAGTTTAGGAAAGGCTGGACAAATGATAAACTTCAAGTAATTTTAGATGAGTGGGGGCAAAATCCTTTAGCATTAGAAGATACTGCAGAAGATATTGATCCTGAATTATTAGAGCCAAATATGGAGGATTACACAGATGAGTCCTGAAACAGCACTACTATTAGACGCCTGGGATACGGTTAAATCTTTTATTCCAGCAAAAGAAAGACTTCATGTAGCAGAAGAACTTGTTAGAACTTTTGAAGATAATGTAAGCATATCAGACGCAGAGGATAATCTTAATGAATTTGATACTGTAATGAAAGCCGCATTAGTAAGCCATTTTGACATTGGGCTTGACGAAGAAGAAGATGAGGATTGGGATTAATTAATGGCTACCCATTATAATAATATAGTTAAGGACTTAGGTAATATTGTTCCAGCGATCGAATATTACGAAAAAGAACTTAATGAAGCACGATGGGAAGTTAAGATTAAAGGGAGTTTGGAGAAAGCCTCCTCCTCCCTTCCTGGTTTGACAGAGTTTCGCTTTAATCAACTACAAGAGATTGAAGCGATTCTCGAACATCTAAATATAGAACTTCGTAGAGAACGTTCTAAAGTATTTAGAAAGTATTTAGAATCATACAATAGAACTTTAAGCAGTAGAGATGCTGATAAGTTTGTAGATGGTGAACAATCAGTTATAGACTTATCTCACTTAGTTAATCAATTCAGTCTTTTAAGAAACAAATACTTAGGCATAATGAAAGGTCTTGATACGAAACAATGGCAAATTGGCCACATAACAAGACTCAGAACAGCAGGTATGGAAGACATAGTAATTGATTAATGGCCAGAACATTTACATACGACTTAATCCAATGCGAAGAAAGAACTTGGCATAGTTGGGAAAATTTCACAGAAACATTAACACAGGACTTTCAGTCCTATAGGCAATCAAATCCTGATGAGCCGGTATCAATAATTTTTAGTTATACATGTGAAGGCACAATGTGGCTTATTGATGGTAGTCATTTTTATAAAGCAATACATGATTTCGGTAAAAAGTATAATGTAAAGTTAAGCGATATAACATATAAAGGCTCAAACGAAAAAATACAAGACAGTTACGACAATTGGCACAGATTGTATTCAGACACTTCAGACAAAATTAATGTAGTGAGCGAATGCTTTGGATTGTACTTATATAGAAGAAATAGCGGTTATCATGACAAACTTATATACACAAAAGAAGCACCTACACACCTAAGAAGTAAAAAATATAATTGCCTAAATGCAAATATGTTACCACACAGATTAATGTTTATGTTGGCAATGGAAAAAAATGGTTTGATAGATACGGAAAATACTTATACAAGTTTCCATGCCTATCCAGAACTATTAAATCCTAGTCCTGAAGATCCTATCCTTAAACATGACAAATGGGCCAGCATACTTACACCAGAATTTAAATCTCAATTACCAATACAGTTTGATTTATCTGGGGATTGGGATCAGATTTACGATAAAATATTTGAGAGTTATCCTGAAGTAGATGGATTAGATTGGAACAAGGTGGGTGACTTCAGATACCTTTATGAGGATTGTTACTTTACGGTGACTACAGAAAGTTCAGAGTCACAGGATTTATGTGATTATCATTGGGACGATAAAGTAAATGACTATTTTAGAAGTTTTCATAAAGAAATGTTCTTAACAGAAAAGATTACAAGACCCATGCTAAACTTACATCCACAAATTATATACGGAACATCAGGAACATTAGAACATTTACACAGTATTGGCTTTAAAACATTTAGTGATTATTGGGACGAACATTACGATCATTTAAACGGAGAACGTAAATTAGATGCAATAATGGATATACTAATAGACTTAGGTTCCAGATCACAAGAAGACTTACACGATATGTATTGGGATATGATGCCAATACTTAAACATAATCAGGAAGTATTACTTCGTTCTGTAATATGAGATTAGACTTACATGGCGTAAGACATTATGAGGTAGAACTTATGGTGGAAAATTTTATATTACTTAATCAGGACAAAATACCTCTCACCATAGTATGCGGTAATTCACAACGCATGATAGACCTAGTAAATGGTGTAATAAATTCAATAGGTTGCAACAATGTTGTTATGGATACATACGGCATTATTATAATAAGAAACATCTAAAACACTTGACTTATATAGGTTTTTTGCTATACTAGTATAGTAAGGAGTTAAGAAATATGAGTTTATTATTACCATTAGGAATTATAACAATAGCAGTAATTTGGTATATCTTTGGTGCTATCCAAATGATATTTTCAGCAACTAACTTGGAAGAGTTTATTTGTAATATTATTGGAACAATTTTATTTGTTTATTTTGTTATTTGGGTATTGACATAAACAAAAAATCTGTTATACTATACTTATAGTTTAAAAATAAAGCCGTGGGAGGCAAATATGAAAGACTTTGTTAAAATAAAAAATGGCGTACACAGAAGTAAGCCAGTCACAGACGCAGTTTTCCCTTTACTCAAAGGGGTAACATTTGGTAAACGTGGAGCATTTGTAACAGTTGATGCAACTGCTTTAATGGGAGCCGAGTTTACAAAAATTAGAGTACTAGTTGACTCTCCAAGTGAAGTTATACCAGCAACTGAGCAAGAGTACAATAACTTTATTCCTGAAAACATGAAGCCTAAAGAGAAAAAGGAATCTAAAAAACAAGCAATGGATAGAATTGCTGAAAGATTTAGTATCCTTGACGAAATGACTGATGCAGTTGCTAATGGTGTTGTTAGAGGACTTATAGTAAGTGGCCCTCCAGGAGTTGGTAAAAGTTTTGGTGTTGAAACTATTCTTGAAGAATATGACGCAATGGCAAAAATTGGTGGAGCAGTAAAAACAGAAATTGTTAAAGGCTCAATGACACCAATTGGTTTATATCAAACACTATTTAATAATAGTGCGGCAGGTGACATACTTGTATTTGATGATTGTGATAGTGTACTATTTGATGAAGTTTGTCTTAATATGCTTAAAGCAGTTTTAGACTCAGGCAAGAAAAGAACAATTAGTTGGAAAGCAGAATCTTCCGCACTAAGAAGAGAAGGAATACCTGATAGGTTTGACTTTAAAGGTGGTGTAATTTTTATTACTAACGTTAATTTTGAGAATGTTAGAAGTAAAAAGATTAAAGACCATTTAGCGGCACTAATGAGCAGATGTCACTATATTGATTTAGAAATGGATTCAGTAGACGATAAGTTTTTAAGAATCGATCAAATCATTAGAGATGGTATGCTTAAAGAATATGGGTTCAGCAAAGAGTTTGAAAAGGAGATTGTAGACTTTATGCATGAGAACGCAGGTAGGTTAAGAGAGATATCATTAAGGATGGTCCTTAAGATTGCAGACTTGGCCAAAATGAATTATGATAACTGGAAGGATTATCAAGATCAACTTGTATGAGGAGTTTTCAATAATACCTCATACGGTTAAGAGCCCTTAATAAATATTTTTAAGGGTTCCCCCTAGTGTTCAGAACCCTCCCACTTTGAACACGATTAACCCCCAAATTAATTTGGGGGTTTCTTATATAAACCTCTTGACAAAACAAACAAGTAATGTATAATTAAAACTATTAATTACGACTTTGATCAGTCATTACAGGAGAAATAGATCATGGAAAGATTCCTATACGATAATATCGTAAAAATTGCAATAGTTATTACTCTACCTTTATGGACAGCCTTTGCACTTGCTGAAGATATAGAAGAGGTAGTAGTTGTTGCTCAAGTAGTAAAGCAAACAGAAACAGATGCACTTACAGATACTAAATTAATTAGTAGCATAATGCCTGATGTAACCTGGATAGCAGGAGGCTATGGAGGAAATGTTCTTTATAGAGAACGTGGAACACAATCAGTTCACTCTACAGTATATAGAAACGGCATACCACAAAACACACCTGGTTCAGGTTGGTACGACTTTGGACACGACATTGTGTCAGGCGAAAGTGTTAAAGTTATAAGTGGTGCAAATAGTGTTATGTACGGATCAGGAAGTATTGGCGGTACAGTTTTAATACAAGATACAATTACAAGAGGGGTTACAGGAAGATTAGGTAATCAAGATCATCAATATATTTCAGTAGCACCTACAAACTGGATGCAAGTTACAGATTTTTCTGTAAAGCAACAGGCAAGAAATGATAATGATGAATATGACAAGTATGAAAATACTAGTGCAAAAATTATAGCAGATGCAGGAGACTTTAAACTTTATGTTACAGCAACAGACTATGCATATGACTATGATAATTGTTATACTGCAAGTTTTAGTCAAAGTAATGACTGTTTACAGGATGGTGAAAGGTTTACTGTTAGTGTTAGAAACGAATTCTTTACTGTTGGTAGAACAGAAGACAAAGCAGAGTACTTTACAGAAGGTGTTAGTACATATGAAAACGAAAGTAGCAGAGACTTCTTTAGAGTAGGCGATACAGTACAACTATCTAACTTATTAGAAGTTACATATGGTGCTGACGGAAGTAGAGATCAATATGGCGTACATGAAAAAGATGACTATGGAGTCTTTTTAAGTGTTAATGCCGAGTTTGCCTTAGAGTATAACTTTGGCTTAAGAGCAGGTAACGAAGATCAGAATGCTATGAGATTAGGTATATCAAAAGATCAATTTTTTATAAACTTTGGAACAAGTTACAGACGACCAAACTTATATGAAGTATTTGGTGATGCTTATGTTGATGGAAACGATAATTTACTTCCTGAAGAAGGCGTAGGCTATGAAATTGGGTTTGGTGCATTAAGTTTATTTAGATATGACTTTGAAGAGTCTATTGAGTATACTAGTGGATTTATGACCACAACTATTTTAGAAGACGCAATATATGATGATGCTGGAACTTTAATACTTGATGCTGTTACAGAATCTGTTTGGAACAATGCAAGATATAATAATTCAGGTTCCTATACTACACAGGGTATTAGATTTGCAAATACATGGGGTCCTATTAATTTAATGCTTAAATTTAATGACACAGACCAAACTAGAATACCCGAGTATGTAACTGTTATTACATGGGAACAAACATTTAAAGATGTAAACTACAAGGTACAGTATGCAGGACAGTTTGATAGAGCACCTGGACCATATGATTATTTACCTGAAGGACAAGAATTTTTAGATGATCTTAAAAAACTAAGTTTGTTTATCACTAAAAGTTTCTCTAATGGGTTAAATTTAAACTTCTCATATGAAAACATCACAGATGAAAAAGCAGAAGTATTGCCTTATTATGATAACCAAGGCAAACAAGTAAACTTGACATTACAGTATAACTGGTAGTATAATAAACTATGGCTAAATGTGTTTTAGAAATAAGAGACGAAGTAAACGTTCGTTTTAAAGGGCTTGATGTAAAAGCAAGACGTAAGATTTCTGATGCTTGTAAATATTTTTTACCTCATGCATATCATATGCCTGCTTATAAATTAGGCAGATGGGATGGTTGTGTGAGGTATTGTGATATTGGAGGCAGGACATATTTTCAGTTATTAGATAAACTAGTGCCTATTATTACTGACGAAGGTTATGAAATAGAAATAGTAGATCACAGGCAACCTTGGAGTTTTGAGTTTAATAAAGTAGAGCAAACTAGTTATGATAATGTAGCATGGCCTAAAAGGCATCCTGCAGAAGGACAGCCTATTATATTAAGAGATTATCAGGTTGAGATAATTAATAAGTTTTTAGAGAATACACAATGCTTACAAGAGATTGCCACAGGAGCAGGTAAGACTCTTATTACAGCCGTGCTTAGTCACAAGTGTGAGGAGTATGGAAGGACTATAGTTATAGTGCCTAATAAAGATTTAGTTGTGCAGACAGAAAAGGATTACAAAAACTTAGGATTAGACGTGGGTGTTTTATATGGAGACAGAAAGGAATATGATAAAACACATACTATTTGTACATGGCAAAGTTTAAGTATATTAGAAAAGAAAAGTAAAAATTACGAGGCAGANTTNCCAATAGATCAATTTTTNGAAAATGTTGCCTGTGTAATGGTAGATGAAGTCCATAAAGCAAAAGCAGATGTATTAAGAAATTTACTTAGTGGTGTTTTTGCAAGTGTTCCCATTAGATGGGGACTTACAGGAACTATTCCTAAAGAGGAGTATGATGCAGTTGGTTGTACTTGTAGTTTAGGGCCTGTAGTAGGAAAAATGAGCAGTAAAGAATTACAGGACATGGGTGTACTTGCAGACTTAGATATTAGTATTTTGCAACTACAAGATGGAATGATACAATTTGGAAACTATGCTCAAGAGTTGAAATGGCTAGTAACTGATGAAAAAAGGTTAAAGGAAATATCTGAAATAATTAAAGGTGTTGCAGTAAATGGTAATACGTTAGTTTTGATAGATAGAATAGCAACAGGAGAACGTTTAGAAGAGATGAATCCTGACTGGGTATTTGTATCAGGTTCAATGAAACAGGCAGACAGACAAGAAAATTATGATGATGTTTCTCAAATGGATAATAAAGTAATAGTTGCAACATATGGTGTTGCGGCTGTGGGTATTAATATACCAAGAATATTTAATTTAGTTATGTTAGAACCTGGAAAAAGTTTTGTAAGAGTAATACAAAGTATAGGCAGAGGCATTAGAAAAGCATCTGATAAAGACTATGTAAATGTATTAGACATTACTAGTAATTTAAAATATAGTAAAAGGCATTTAACAAAACGTAAAGTCTTTTACAAAGAGCAGGGATTTAGGTTCCAAGTAACCAAAGTTGAGTATAAAAAATAAGGAAAAAATATGAAAATACTAACAGTAGAAAATGACACATATGATATAGATTGTGTACCAGACGAAATAGACGATATAAGATATTGTATTATTGATGGAGGCGATCCTGAATTTGTGGATTTTTACTTCTTACCTCTAATATTTTTAGAGAGTTTTCATGCTCCGGCAATTTGCTTACAAATAGGCCAGTACAATGTACAAATGCCTATGGACTGGAGTATATTATTGTGTGATGAGGATCTTGATGGCATGGAAGTTTTGCCATTAGCAAGCCTTAACAATAGAGGCTTTAGATCTCTTGTAATGAATCCATTGACTACAAGGATACCACAGAGCCTGGAAGTAGGGATTACCAATGTTTACCAAGATGTAAAATGGTATTTTCCTAAATTAAAAAATGGTCACTTGTTGGCAGTTCCATTAGAAGATGGGCCTAATCCAAAATGTGCGTATTTTGTAAAAGAGGCAAATAAAGTTAAAGACGTTCAGATAGCAGATCTAGTGTAATGTTAGAGTTGTTAATCTGGAGTTTAATAGTTATTACATGGGCATCATATGGTATGCATGTAATAAAAGAGTATGTTAGAAACCATATAGAATAGGAGAATAAAATGAGTAAAATTGAACCAATGATGAAAAAACCAAGTCTATTTAGAAGAACTGTAATGGGTCTTGTAAATGGCTGGAGAAGAGTGATGGATGTGAGATATAATCCATTGAAGTATATCCCAGATCCAAGTCTACAGACTTACTTTATG